TCTTTTCATGAGAGAGTTAAGTGTTTTCGCTAAGAGAGGATAGCAATATCTAAACAGTAGTGCAACTTCTACCTATCGACGAATACATCATATCATTGTCAATAGGGTGCACTCAATAGCATTTTAGGTGCACTTGATAGCAATTTAGGTGCAATTAGTGTAACGTTAGGTGCATTTAGGTGCACCCCACATCCTATGAGTACGCATAATATCTACATAGTTGAGGACAGTTAGTTGCACCCTTAAATTTTTAAATTGTAATCATAAAATGCTTCCTCTGCTTTTCGAATGGTTCTTTTGATATAGTTCGTTGAGTTATTTTGCATTCCTAGTTGACGATACACAAGCGAAATAGCGTACATATCTCTACGATTAACATACTTTTCAATCAGTATAGCTCTATACTTTGGTTCAGGTATGTTATAGATACAACGCAATATATCACATTCAGCTTCAACAGCTTTTTCTTTTAGCGTTGTAATTTCATCTTTCAAGCGTGTTAATTCTTTGAACTGGTCCATAATTCCTATTGCACCACCGCCACCAGTTCGTTCACTTAAACTGCTATGCGGTAACCCAGCTGGTCCCAGTCGTTTTTGAAGTAATTCTAATTGTGATACTAAGGCTTGTTCTTCTAAATGATAATCATCAATCTTAGCGATATATAGTCTAGCCTTATTCCTTTTCTCCGCTTTAGTTAATTCTTCCATACCTTACATTCCCCTTTTAACTTAAACCCCAGTACTACCAAATCCACCATATCTTTTATCAGTAGCTGTATCTTTCGCTGTGATACGATACGGCATAATAACTAATTGTACAAGCCGTTCACTAGCTTTATATTCGAATGGTGCGTTACCTAAATTTCGAATAGGTATCATGATATGACCTTCGTTATCCTTGTTGTTGTAGTAATCCGCATCTATAATTCCAGTTCCATTAGCAAGCATAACATCGTTATTAATACCCACACTTGACCTAAGGTGCATTTGAATATGTTCATCGTAATTAATACGGCACTTAATACCAGTTTTAATTAATTTTGTTTCACCTGGCATAACAACTCCGCTTTCATATGGCTTCATGTCATAACCAGCAGCATATTCTGTTTTTCTTCGAGGTAAATCAGCGTCTTCATATCCTGTTACACGTTCGAATTCATTGTTATTCATTACTTAATTCCTTTCATTTTTAATTGTTTCCATACTGTGGTTAACGAGCGATTAACTCGTAACGCAATATCAGATAAAATCATACCTTCTTTCCGAAGTTCAATAGCTTTTTCAATCCATTCAGTGGTCTTCGAGTTTTTATTTTTTAACTTTTGTCCACACGACGGACTGCATGTCTTTTTAATGTTTCTTAATCGGTATGATACACGATATTTAATACCACATACTGGACATTGTTTCACCACTACGTTATTAGACTTTTTATCAACTGTGTCGAATTGATGTTCTTTAACGCGAGAACTTTTTTTAATTTTAACTGTATCTTTTACATTAGCTTTCCATATAGGCAAGTGCGATAAAAAGTACGGAATATTATTCATGTCGATTATCTCCCTCTAATCTTTTAAGTTCATTATTAATATCTTTAGTGATGATGCATAAGCACATAGTTAATATGCCTATGACAGCACCAATAAATAAGCCTAACACAAATACCCCAATCATTTTTTACTATTCCTCCTGTTCCAAATCTCATGTAATACATGAGGTGGTTTAGCGTAATCTATTTCAATTTCTACCCTAGGGTTATGTTTATCAACGCCGACTATTTCAGAGCCGTTATAATCAGTTATCCACATATCGTCTAAAATAATTCCGGCGGTAGTTAAAATATCACTAGTCGCTTGTAGTAGGCCGACCAAGTCCGGCCAAGATTTTTTATCCGGCATGTAATAGCGGCACTGTACGGATATAGGGCCTTTATAGTTCACTCGTTTTTTGAAGAATTGCAACTGTTTTAAGCAATCTTTTTCATAGTCAACAAAGGCTTTTGATGGTAGCACGCGAGGATGTTTACCATGATACACAATTCGTGAACTATTTTTTTTAGTTGTTGGTCGGCCATACACTACTAGCTTATTCATGTGTTACATATTGCCTCCTTTCGCCATAGTCTGACAGCACAATAACCGTAAAATATCACGTTCAACTGTTGGCAGTTCTTTTGTGTAGTTAAAAAGTGCTGAAATTAGGAATGCACCAACAGTTCCTTTGTCATATTTAGTTTCGTTATATTCAACAGATGTTTTTTTATTTTTTTCGTCAATTAAAACTTTAATTTCCATTTTTAATCACCTCGCGGTATATATCTTGTATTTTATTTTGCGATTTAAGCACGAAATTAAACGCGATAAGGTCGGTCTACTAATTCTCACGAGTATTTTATCGTTACGAATATTTTATGTTCACACAGCGTAAATTTTTAAATTTCGTTAATGTTGAGTGGTTGCCGTTGTGATTTACCTTCAAATTTAATTAAGAACGATGTTCCTTTTAACCTGTCATATACTCGGCTGTCATAGGCTTTCTTAATTTGTGCCACCGACAAATTTGATGTAATAATCGTTGATTTATTACGTTCCACTCTGTCCGCAATAATCGAAGCTACCTTTTGTTGAACCCATTCGCTCGTATATTCCGCTCCGAAATCATCAAGTACTAATAGTGGTGAGTTTCGAATACGATTTTCAAACCTCAAGTAATGTTCACTCGGTCCTTTACTAAGCGTTAAAAGTGTATCAAATAGGCTTGTCATGGATATTAGATAGCCGTTATACCCTTGTTCGATTGCTTTTCGTAAAATGCTAATTGCTAGGCTAGTCTTACCAGTACCAACAGGGCCTATCATTATCAGTCCTCGTCCATTGGCGATATGTTCTCTAACATGTACGCCATACTTAAAAGCGTTGTTATAGGCTTGTCTATCTTCTACTGGTGCGCCTTGTGCTTTTAGCTTATCGAAAGTCATATCTACATAACGACCTTTAATGCCATATATGCTTAAATCTACTTTCTTTTCAACTGTAATCGGCTCGTTATAAACAGGCGTATAAAACTCATAGCCATTCTGTATTGCCTTGCGACCAGTCGATTTCACTGCCATCTGTTGTTTCAGTCGCTCTAGCTCCTGGTCTACGTTTATTTGTTCCATTGTCATTCACCTTCTTCTTTAAGTTACTAGCTGCCACGGTTTCAACATACTTAATGCTACTTCCACCACTTTCGATTGTTGTATTGATAGCTACGATTACATGTTCCATTCCGTACAACTCAACCAAATCATCTAAACGTTCTTTTATCGTTGGTGATATTTGTCCAATTCCGTTTAAGTAAAGTTCATAAATTTTTTTATTCGTATAATCTCTCTTTTCCGTTTCTGTTAAATATACATTTTTAACACTATCGTTAGAGAGAGATTTTACTTTACTTTTCTTTACTTTACTTTCCTTTACTTTACTTTGTTCATTATCGTATACATTAATCGAGTTATTGTTAACAT